CACGGACGACAGCCGCTTGGATTTTGCGTTTGCCCTTTGCGAGCGCTACCTCGACGGGCTTTTCACGGGAGTGGAGTTTGTCGAAGTACCGCGGCGCTCTCCGCTTGCGTCCTTCTCCGTATACGACGCTTCCTTCGGGATAGACGTCCCCGGAGTGTTTGGCGAACCATTCGGCTCCGATACCAGGTCGACGAGACATGAGCACGAAAGGTGCCTCACGGTCGGAGTACTGCTGATGGGCAAGTGAACCGCGTAGCTTTTTGACGACGTACTTTGCGACGTAATTTGCGGTCTGGTAGTTGAAGCTCCCGATTGTGGAGAAGCCGTAAGGCCACAATCGTTCCAGCGTAGGCGAGCGCCATAGCTGATTGCCCCGGGATAGCCTCCAAGGCACCCGGTCAGCAAAGTGACAGTTGAACAGCAGCAGATGATAGTGCGCCCGGTCATTGGCATCCCCGTACTCGCCGGACGCGAAGAAGCGGATTCCCTCGCCGAGCTCGAAGCGCAGACGCTTCAAGAAGAGCTGCAGCTCGCGCTTGGAGACCGTCGACCTGGTCGAGCCGCCGATGGGGAGCTCTTCGTCGTTGTACGTGAGAGTGACGAAGCAGTTGTGCTCCCAGAGCTTCGCCTCTTTCTCGCATCTCAGCGCCCAATCGGCCGCCCAGTCCAATCGACACCCGAGACATTGCCCACAGGGAACAGCTGCATGGGGTTCGCGGTATCCCTCGTCCAGTTTGAACGTGAACCCGCGTTTCCGAGCGACCATCGTGCGCCCGGTGGAAGCGTGCCGCGTGACCTCGTCCGCCCGTTTCCAGACGGGCCGAGGAAAATTGCAGCCCATGCGCGCACGCTAGAGACGAATGCCGCCCCGCATGGGGCGAGCGTTGACGTTGCGACGGTGAGTGCGGACCGCGTTGCGAGAGAAACCACGGCGCGACGCGCCGCGCTCGACCTGCTTGCGATGCCAAGACATAGGGCTCCTAAGGCCAGTTGCCGCGCTTTTCGGCAACGTCCGGGATGGACATCTGTTTGATGGACTGCTGAACACGCTTCGCCGATGAGGGACCGCCAGGCATTACCTTGCCGATAGCCTTTGCCGCCTTTCCCGCCGGGATGAGCTCCCCGGCGATGTTTGCAGCGCGCTCCGCGCCGCGTAGACCGAGACCGAGAGAGGAGCTCTCGAACTCCAGGAGGGGACGCCGAGCTTTGGCGTTTGCGGCCTCTTCGGCCATTTGCCGAGCCGAGGCACGCTGGACATGGATTTGCTCGCGAGCCTGCGCTGCGCGAGCGAGGGTTTCTCCGATATCCGGTTGCAGGAGCTTTTCCGAGCGCTCCGCAGCGGCCTCTTTGAGCCGCCTGTCGGGAGCGACCAGGGAGGTTTGCGCGAGCGTGAGTGCCGCGTTTGCCCGCTGAGCTTCCGCGCCAGAGAGGGCTTGCTCGCCCTGCGCGGCCTGGAGACGGATGTTTGACTCCAGGGCGGGGAGCTCGAGCCCGTACATTTTCGCCGAGCTCGAGACGGCCTCGCCGAGTGGCTCGCCGATGTTCCCCATCGTGGAAGAGGCTCCACCAGGAGAAGAAGCGCCACCGCGTGTCGCGGAGAGGATGGGATTGAGGCCCGCTTTGCGAAGGTCGGCGACCTCGCGTTGATGAGCCGTCGAGCTCATGCGTTCCTGGAAGCGCATTTGTTCGCGGGCCGAGCTTTGACCAAAGAGACCACCGGCCAGGGAGCCCAGAGCTCCGAGCGCCCCGCCGATGAGTGTCCCGACACCCGGGAACACGGCCGAGCCGGCCGCTGCGCCGGCTCCCGCGTTCCCGATGACCTCCGGCAGATTGAAGCCGGGAGTCGAGCCCTCGTAGAAGTCCGGCTGCTGTAGACCGTCGGGCATGGGCGCCTAGAAGTGGTCGATGAGACCGGGGACCGAGTAGGTGGGCATGGGCCGCACGCACCGGATTGTGAAGTGCGAGTCGAAGAGGAACTCCGGTTCCGACGGCACCGCGACGACCCGTTCCACGACGTCCGTCGGGTCCTGAATGAACGTCGCCGAGAGCGTGGGCCTGCTGGTGAAGTTCTGCGCCAGGTGCCAGGTGTCGAGCGACGCGGCAGTTGAGCCGACCGGGTAGTTGCTCCGGAAGGCTCCGGTGATGCGAGAGGGGAAGTACCTGTACTCCGCCCATCGCTCTTGGTAGCCGAACACCTGGTCGTCGTTGCTGGTCCCGTCGCAGTAGATTTCCTTCGAGAGGACCGCCTGCTCCCCCAGGTGCGCGAGGGACGGCCAGTAGAACTCGAAGCGAGACTTCCGGGACCACATCCGGTTGAGACCCTGCTGGTAGGTGATGTCCGGACGAGCCTCGACCAGGCCGATGATGATGGAGTGCTCCACGAAGGACTTGCGGAACCCGATGCCGCGCACGCCAGCGACGGCGAAGGCGGCGAGGTTCCCCTGCGGGCTGTTGGTCGAGGTCTCCGAGGTCTGCGTGACGGGATTGACGACGACGGGGACAGAGCCGCCGCCGAGGAACTCCGGACGCTGGAGTCGAGCGTCGGGAGAGACGACGCCGAAGTGAGAGCGGAGGAGCTCCGTGTACCGAGTGCCGCCTCGCGCGTCCTTCTCGTACATCCGCTGGACCTGGAACGCCTCGCGAAGTGCGTTGATGGTGACGGCAGTTGCCGAGCTCAGGTCCGCGATGAGGCCGGTCTCCGACCAGGCCAGGCCCTTGTCGTCGGTGGTGAGCTCGCTGGAGTAGATGCGAGGCTGACTGTCCGTCGTGGTGAGACCCTGGCGCAGGGGGCCAGCCGTGTAGATGCCGAAGGAGTGGAACGTCGGGACCGAGTCCCCGCCGTTTGCCGTGACCGGCGCAGTACCGCCGATGGGAACCTCGACCGCCGGTCCCTTCTGAGGCCAGGGCAGACAGCTTGTGAAGTAGTCATGACGCTTGCCGCGTGGACGGAGAGTGTACGTCCCCACCGCGTCCGGGCCCGCGCCCTTCGGGACGCTGATTTTGGGCTGGAGGTTTTCGTCCCGGAACCACTCGTTCCAGATGAGGTTGTATGCGCGGAAGGGAAGCGCGGACGTCACGACCTGGACACCCGTCGGGATGCCGAAGTAGTCGCCGATGGTGTTGCTCATCCAGCTGTTGATGTTCATTTGCGGGACGGTGTAGTCGTCCGGCGTGTTGTACCCGGCGTCGTCATTCTCCCCGCAGAAGTGCTGCCAGTCGTCCCACACGAGCCGGTTCGGGACAGCGAAGAAAAAGAAATCGAGATGCATGTTGTCCATGAGCGGGTAGATGGGCGTCGCCATCCTCGCCAGGGCGTGCATGGACACCGAGAACGTGTCCCCGGGGAGTGCCTCATCGACGAAGATGGGGATGAGAAGCCCCGCGTCGAAGGTGGTCTTGTGACCGTGGGACCTGTTGAAACTCGACCGGGGAATGCTCACGGTCGGGACTTGCGAGAAGGTGAATCCACCGGCCATAGTGTTTTGACCCTTTCGGGGGACCGCGGGTTTCGGTCCAGACTACCAGATTACGGCTACTTGGCAACCGTTTGGTGTCAGTGGGCCTAGTTACCATCAAGTGGGGTAACTAGGCCCCCTGGCGGCCCTTGCCGAGGGGGAACAAAAACGCCTCCCCCGGATGGGGGAGGCGAGGCCTGCCGAGGCTGTGGCGGGGGGGCTACCCGGGTCGGCTACGGTAGGCCGGGGACGCCTGGAAAACGCGCCAGAGACGAAGCCAGAGCGTTTCAGGGGCTACTGGCGCGAGGGCTCTGAGGAGGACGACCCCCAGGGGGGTCATGGCGCTGATGGCTCCTTCGGGGGAGGGGGTGGGGGCGGGACCGCTTCGGGCTTGAGAAGGCCGAGCTTCGCCGCCTCCTCCCGGTTGTTTGGGTCCCGGACGAACTCGATGAGGTTCGCCGGATTGTGCCCGAACCTGTTGCGGAGGTTTTCGGGCATGGACTGATAGAGCTCCTCCGCTTGCTTGACCAGGAGCTGGGCCGCGAGGAAGTCGGGAGCGTCGGCGAAGTCGCCGAAGCGGAGGGTCGGGGCGTTGAGGAATGGACGCGGAGGGGAGTCACGATACCGCCGCATGATGAGGTTGATATCGCATTCCTCTTTGAACTCCTGCTTGGTGAGGTTCTCCGCGAACACCAGGGTTCCGCACGAGCTCGTGTTGAACCAACGGTCGCGGACGCGTGGTTCGGGAGGATTGACCTGGGGGACCTTAGCCATTGGTGAAGTCCGTTGCCTTTGCGAGGTACTCCGGGGAGTCGAGCGAGTCGAACTTTCCCGAGTTGGGGGAGTAGACGCCGAGAGCGTAGAGCCGGAAGTCCTCCGGGTGCTGAGCGACAGTTGTCTTTCCGTCCTTGACCAGGTCGGAGAGGAAGCGGATTGCCTGTCCGTGCGTCTGGAAGAAGAAGGGTTGACCGAACTCTCCGAGTTTTGCGTCATTGAGTGCGAAGATTTTCATTGGTGCCCCATCGTTTGAATCGTTGAGGGTTAGTGATGAATGTGATGCGAAATGAGTTGCGAGCTAGAGGTTACGAGGTGAGAGGTTGAGCTTTGCTTTGATGTTTGTTTCTTTGTTGATGAGAGCGTTAGGTGTTGATTTAGCACGGACGACAGCCGCTTGGATTTTGCGTTTGCCCTTTGCGAGCGCTACCTCGACGGGCTTTTCACGGGAGTGGAGTTTGTCGAAGTACCGCGGCGCTCTCCGCTTGCGTCCTTCTCCGTA